CTGAACCATCCACTGGTTGGGTCATTTTTGATGATGCTGGAAAATTTTGGGCCGGGACTCTCGATTTGGTGGCATTGTGCAATCCTCTCGTGACTGGTTTCGTTGTCAATGGTGACCCTGCTCAAACCATATCAAAGTTCCCTATGCCGGGTACCCAGAGTGAGTTTGACGACTCGCCAATTGTTACCATTGGGAAAATGGCCACACGCTACGCCACCAGATCACATCGTGCTTTTCGACTGCTAGCTGACACACTGGGAATACACACGACCAATCCCATTGAAGGCCACATCACGCATACCGTCACAGGCAAACATGGAATCCCGGTTTTCACAGCTTCTCCTCGTTACGTCCAAGTCTTGTCCAGTTACGGCCGTCAGGCTTACACCTATGGCACAGTCCAAGGTGAAGACTTTAATGAAGACTGCGAAGTGGACATGACTGGATTGGAGGGCGCCATTCTGGATAGGGCTGCTTATGTGGCCATCTCACGCAGCTCTACCGGTATCTACGTGCACATGGATGCAGCTGATCCAGCCAAGACAATCAAGCAACCACCTACTGGTAGTGACCTGATGAATGCTCTTGTTTATGCAATGAGATCTTCCAATGGGCCTCAACTCCTTGGACCTGATTGGATTGTTAAAGCTGCTTTTTACCGCCACTTACAGTGGTGCATGCCTCTTGTGCCTTGGTTTGCCCCAATTGGGGCCTCCCTTCCGGCTCAACTGTTTCAAAGTGTGACCCCCGCTTGCGAGACACACTTTGTTGTTGACCCAGGTCCGGACGACGCATTCCCTGGTGAACCAACTCTTCCGTCTTCTGCCTGTGCTGAAAATTTTGTTCCAGAGACTCATTTTGTCGCCAAAGAGCTGAGGGAGCTTTCAACCTCAGTTGGACAAACTGATCAGTTTAAGGAAACGGCCTTTGTTAATCCCCATGTGCATAAACGTCGTGACACACCCACCTATTTGGAGAGTGTGAAGCAGCGGCTTACTCACATGACGGGTGATCAAAATCTTCGCCGCATGCTCGAGTGTACCAGGACTGACATGAAAGATGAGTACGATCGTCTCATGCCCAATCCTCCCAAATGGAACGCGAGTAAGCATGTACACTACGTGGACTTGGCAATTCAGGAATACTGCTCGAAACGGACTGCAAAGGCTGTCATTGGAAAACTTTCTCAGTGGGACCCTGATAGAACTGGCTCTGACATTGTCATTAGCCTCAAAAATCAAGTGATCAAGAAAGCGGAAAAGCGAT